CCTTGAAAATCCGCACCGGCGAGGCCGCCACCTTGCGGTGACAGCGCACCGTCTTGACCGGCTTGCCGTCATAGAGCAGTCCAAGTCCAGACACATCGGCATTCACGAGCTGCGATTCATCACCCGCCGCACCGTAGAATTTCGACAAGCTCGCTTGGTCCGACTTCGGCCAGGGATTCTTCGTTGGCATGAGTCCGCGCAGATACTTCTGGCAGGCCGCGATTGATTTCGGCCCCCAAAATCCATCAGCCACCGCGCCGATCTTGCGTTGCATCGCTGCGATGTCCTTGGCGTTCATGATGGGATCTTCATTTTAAAGTTTTCCATTCTCCATTTTCCATTCCTCCATGCTTGGAGTTCAGGGCTTGTTGTGCGGGCTATTCGTCCCAAAGACAATGGCGTTCCAAATTCCTTGCAGTCCGCCGTTGTTGGACAGCGCCTTGTAAGCACGGCCCAGCATCGGCGTGAGGATGATGAAGGCCATGACAAGGCCCTTGTAGCCTTCAGGAATCAAATCAAGAATAGGATCGGTGGTGTTCATTTGGAGAGGGTGGTTGGAAGGGGTTGTGGCACGGGAGCATTTTGTGACAAGCCCAAGGTGACAAGGCCAGTGCCAGCGTCGAAGAGCTTGGAGTTAAGTGTTGGATCAGTAGTGCAGCTTGTGAGCGCACAAGCGAGGCTAAGTGTGAGTAGTGTTTTCATAGTTAGGTAAAAGTGTAATCGATGTCCTTGAGTTCTGAGATGTCCTCCCAGTCGCGGGCAGCCGGGTTATAAATAACCACGCGTGAAGCGGGGAACTGGCCAGCTTTGTCTTCGACCACGGCCCACACCCAGACGTGCAGGGAGGTGGCATCATAGGCACCCCGCAGCGTGCCGATGGCCCAGGAACAGCCTTCATTTGCGGCCATGCGTTGCGCTTCATTCACGAGAGCGCGAGCGATGTCTTCGCACTCCCACACGTTCTCTCTCCACGGCATGAAAGCGCGGTCAGCGGCTTGCACCACTTTCTCCTTGGTGATGACTGCCAGTTTCTCCTTCTGCGTCACATGGCGGTAGTTTGCAGCCGTCACATTCTTCAACGCCTCACGCAACAACACCGCCACCGTCTCGCCGGTCAGTTTCCGGCGAGGCGCTACGGCAGGCTTCAGGAGGCGTGAGAATAATTTCATTCGGGTTAAAGAATGGTGCCTTCTGGCAGGAGGGTTACAAAAGCCACCCAACCATTGACCTCATTCTTGGCGTTGTGGATGGGGCTTGCGTGAGCGTGAACGGGAATGACTTTTCCAGCTTTGGAAATCCATCTGTAACGAAGATCAAAAGGCCTCTTGTCTTTGACGGCACTCTCCCATTCCTCATAAACCATCTCTTTGTCATCGGGGTAAATCACTTGCTTCCACTGCAATCCGATGACTTCGGATAGCTGGTAGCCGAGCACTTCGCGGTAGGTTAAATTGACATGGCAGCACATCCCAAGGCTGTCCGATTGCCATACCGGGGTTGGCAACGAGTCCCAGGTGGCGCGGGTCATTCCTATTGTCGAATAGAGGTCGTGTTGCATCCTGTCCAACCTCACAAGTATTTCCTCGATGCGCTGCGGAGCGCGGATGCCATTCCAGATCCAGCCAAGAAACGCTTTGATCGTGTTCCGCCACAGCCAGGCTAAACCGGCTGCAATAGCACCGCCCAGGGCAATCCAATCATTCCACTTGTCGGGCTGAATGTCCGCATGAACGCGGTCATCGCGCAAGCCAGCGAGAGGAATGAGCATGGTGGGCATAAGTGGGAGTGGGTTACTTAGCTAAGATTTCAGCACTGCGTTCCGAGGTAATCAGTTTCTCCGTAACCATCGTGGAAAGCCCAAGCTGAATCCGTGGATCGTCCGACCAAACCGGCTTAGACCATGCCGCGAGGATGAACCGCAGTGCGGCAATGGTGGGATTGGTCGAAAGCTGCACAGCGGCGAGTTCGCCAAGTGTGAACTCCCCGATGAAATCCGCCGAGGTCATCCATGTTTTGCGTGCTTTGGCTGCAAGTTCTTCGTCGGTTAGGTCAATGATGCCCCAGCCGTATGTGAGCGTCTTGGCCACCACGTCAACCACTTGCGTCTTAGTGAGTCGTTGCGTGTCAGCGTCAAAGTCTGGCGGGTCTTGCGTGACTTCTTCCAACACCAGCAAGCATTCTGCCAGTCCGACCACGGGCGCGTTGTCAGTGCGTGGGTAAGTCAGTAATTTTTCTTCGAGTAAGTTGTATAGTTTCATAGAGCGTATTTTCCGGTTAGATAATCTTCTACGGCTTCACGGTCAGTGGTTCCAAGGGCGGTATCGTAGATGATAATTTCTGCTATTGAAGAAACTGATTCCTCCCCAGCATGGTCCCCGAAAACATAAAATGCCGGTGTCCAGTTAGCGCTCAAACTTGTTCCCGCCAATGATGTACCACCCGCATAAATCGTAACTTCGTCAGAAGCCTTTTTATAGCATGCAATACTACTTACGGTGGCATCTCCGAGGCCATTATAATAAAGACTGCCAACCGTCGGCGCAGTGTTGACATAATATCCCCAACCACCCAGGTGATTAGTAAAACTCGAGGACTGGGCGAAGCCTGCAATGCGCGAGGTGCTGGATGGAGTATCCCATTTACCCACAATAAAAACGGTTCCATCACCGCTGCCGCGATCTAGTGCAGTCGCCAATATATCATTGCCATCTCCGACAACCATTGGCAGTCCATTAATTCGATTCGTTCGATAAGCGGGTTTTTTATTTGATGTGCTTTGTGTGGCATCGTTGCCATTGCCACTCAGGTCTGACCATGTTGCCACGGGATCGGTGTCAACCAGCCCAACAATCTGACTAGCATCTAGCCACAACAAGCATCCCGAGATGTTCAGCGGGGAAAAACTCGATCCAAGAATATATGGATTCACCAGCATCATGCGCGTGTTCCGATGAGGGTTACTTTGACACCTTTGCCTGCAATCGTGCTGCCCACTTGGTCAAAGTCGATGGTGATCTCAGCGTCATCTGCCAGGGAAGAATCAGAAATAACAGCGGCACTGGCGGCAGTCGTAGAAGTCTTCTCACTCGCGTCAATGCTGAGCTTGGTGCTCAAGATGGTTGAACCACCCTCGTTGATGTCGATGATGATCGTGCTTCCTGTCGGCGCCGTGTTCACATTGGCACGCACGCTGGTCAACGTCATGGCAAACGGCATGCGAAACGTGAGTTTGCCTGTGCCAGCGGTGATGGCGGTGGATTCATCAGAGCACGCTAGCATGATCTGCACAAGGTCACTCTGCATAGCAATACGCATTTCATTGCGTGTGATCTTACTCGCTTGGCTTCCGGCAGCGGCAGAGACATCTACTAATGGAAACAAGTCTCCTGATGCTACGTTAGCGCCGGTAATAGTAGCTGCTCCTGGAATGGTTTGGCTCATAAAGTTAGTTTAATTGAATGTCGATTCCTGTTTCCCACTGCATCGCGTCCTGCGGTTCCCAGCACCAAAGGTTGCCAGCGGGTGTGATGAAAGTTGCCTGCCCAACGGCCTGCACGGCGTCGGCGTCAGTGTTGCTGAGCATCCGTGACCACCAGCAGCCGACGTAAACCCGTGCATCTTGGGGCCATGCAATGCCAAAAATCGGATCATACCCCAAGCTCAGTTGGTCAATGACAAAAGCTGCTCCAGCCAAGGCTGTCGTTCCAATATCATCCCCATTATTAAGCCGGTTCCCTGAGCCATTCACTTGCGCAATAGCCGAGTAAATCTTTGGCGTGGATGAAGGTTGAAAGCCTCCCGTGTCATCAACCACGCCAACCATTGAGTTACCAAAGTTCAGCCAGTTGCGGAGCTTGGGGGTCGTGCTAGCCATGCCAACTAGATGACTTCCCGCAGGGCTAGCAGCCACACCCCACCAAGTTGTGTCAGTGGTGTTGGTGCAGTTAATGGCCAAGCCACTTGCAGAGCGCATGTTGGTCGTCGTAGCACCCGCAGGTAGAGAAACCGCGTGAACAAACCCGTCACCGTCCACCGCGCCCGCAGGTTGGTTGGCTTGTGTGGCTTGTAGCAATGGTCTATTGTTGCCAGTCTGATCGTAGAGTTTCGAGAATCCCCAAGTTTGCCCCGCCAACCAAGAGGTCAGCGCAGCAGCGTCATAGATACCTGACGCGGTGTAAGGCACATCCATCGTGGCAGCGTCAGCCCGCATAGCCGTAAACGCATAACCCGTCCAGCTCGTCAACAGGCGTTTATGCGGGCACACCAGCGCCACCATGCCCGTTTCATACGAGTCCATGGCCCCTGCAAAGGGAGTGCTGCCACCACTCGCCGTGCCATAGCCGATGAAACGCCGCCGTTGTAGCGGGTTCACGATCTGCGATGGGCTGTGGATGAGGCGGGTCATGAGATTTAACCGATCACACGTTTCCAGGCAATGTAAGACGCCGTGCCACTCATGGCGCATACACTGACGACTCCCGTATAATCGGTGATGTAAGTGAAACCGCCCTTGCCGTCACTGGCAGCGGTGCCCGCTTGCAGGATCATGCTAAAGCTATTGGTCGCGGCACTCGCCCCCAGCTTCACCGCCAGCGCGGCATCATCCAAGTTCTGAATGAATCCGACTTCACCTTTCGCCAAAGTGAATACGGTAACATTAGTGGTTCCGATGCTGGAGTTGCTCGGCGCGGCAGCGCTTTGGGAGTCTTTGATGTCGATGGTATTCATAAAGGTGAATTAGCGGCGGCGTTCGTAGCGCTGCGCCATTTGGCCGAGCAGCACGTCAAGGTGTTGATTGAGCAAAGTAAGCTGCGTCTGCGTCTGGCCAGCACTGCCGCGCAAGGCAGCAGCCACGGCACTGCGCACCGGCAGGTTCAGGAAAGCGGGCACTTTCAGGACCACCCATTTCACCGCCGCCAGCTCTGTCGCAAAGACGCTGCTGGTATGGGCAATGGCGCAGTAGTAGGCGTCATTCGTCTGCACCCGCACATCCCCCACCACATAGGCGGTGGCAGTGACCCAGGCGGTATTCAGAAACACGGGCGGTGCGTCGATGTGCTCCACCCGCAGGCTGGTGGCGGTGCTATCGCGCACGAGAATGGAACTGCCCACTTCATCCCAGTTCACCGGCAGCGGATTGACGCTGGTGTAGGGGTGGTTCGTCGTCACGCCGAGGATGCGCAGCGCTCCCCAGTAACCGCTGCCCACGGCATCACGGTCAATGGTCTGGCTCGTCACGGTTTCCGTGCTCACGGTCTTGAGTTCAGGCCAGCCGGAATCCAGCCAGCCATAGGCGAGGTCGAGCGCTTGGTTGATGAAGCTCGTCACCATCGCCAGATAAGTCGTGTCCGTCTCGCCACTGCGCCCGACATCCTCGCAGATGCCATCCCGCAACGTTTTGAAGGCGATGCCCCTCATGCGGCCACCCCCATGCCATACTTGCTGCCGATGACGATTTTCTGTTCACGCTCCGCCGTCCATCCGCTCACGGGATTCAAGGCTTGATACTTGACTTGCGCATGCGTGTTGTCTTTGGCGTAGTCTTTGCGAAACTCATCTTCCTTCCACACGTTCTCACAGCCCAGTTCGGTGCGGCCTTTGTTCAGCCAGTAGAAATAACTGTCCGGTGACATGCTCATCTCCACGCGGCCCAGTCCTTCCACCGCGCCACTGCGGGCATGCGGCACGGCACTGCGGGCACGTTCACGCTGCTCGGCCAGATGTTTCTGCAAAGCCCAGCCACGCCGAAACTCATTCTCCACCGCCTGCACCAGCGCGGGTCCGCCCTGGGTGGCAAGTTCTGCAATGAGTTCTTCAGTGTCAAACATAGGTGTCGATTCATGTGCCCTGCCGCCTGCCACCGCGCCATGTTAAGGCAGCGCGGCGGCAGGTGTATGGGCTTGGTTCTGCCGGGGTGAACCGGCAAAAGGGTTTGGATTAGATCAGATCGTCGATGTCCACGACGCCGAGGAACACTTCAGCCACGCCAGCGGTGATGTCGCTGAGTGCTCCGGTGCCGCCTTGCGTCGTGAAGCGGGCTACCAGCACGTCACTGGCCACGCCAATCGTGCCAGCTTCCGTGACAGGCTCCGCGCCATGGCTACCGATGAGGACAGCGGCGGTCTTGGCGTCCTGCGCATCAATGAAGTTATCGGGATCGCCGTCGGTGCCGACTTGGATGGTCAGCGTGCCGGTGGTGGCAAACGCGGTGCTGATGTTGACCGCAGCTTTGTCGATCAAGAACTTCGTCGGGGTGCTGCCGAGCGTCACCGTTGCGGTGTCGCCCTGAGTCGTCCAGGTGGAAGTGTTGATGACATCGAACGGGATGCGGAAACGGTGCGTGAAGCCCGTCTGCCGCGTGGTTTCAGCGCTCAGGCGCTCGATCTTGATGTTGTTGGAAGCGCTGGTTGCGGTGGAGAGGGTAACTGCTTGGTCAGCCATATGGTTATCTTTCTAAATGTGTTCAGGGTGTGGGTTAAAAGGCGGGCGGTTCATCACCGCCCGCCGTCACAGGGTTTAGCTGTCGGCAGTGGCGGCGAATTTTGCCAGGCCGAGCGGGTTCTTGACCACAAGGCCAAAGATGGCCGAGATGACGCCACGCGGGCCACCGTCGAGATCCGGCAGCGCCTTGTATTGCCACTGCTTGTTAAAGCGCAGTTCCGTCATCATGGTGTCGATGGCGTAGCCACGGCGGGCATCGGCCACGCCTGCGGAGACGTTGAGCCAGTTGCTCAGCACCAGATCATAGGTGCCGAAGTCGCCCGTGAAGGATTCGATGTTGTCCACATAGCGGTTTTCATCGCCGCGATTCGTGCGCAGAATGGCCGTGTAGTTGTTCACGGTTGGCTGATAGCCAACCATGGCCGTGAAGCGTGCCTTGAGCGAGGTGCCGCAAACGAGCATGAAGGTGTTGCGCTTGCCGGTCTGCGCATACTGCGATTTCATCACGTTGTTGACGACTTCGCGTGTCACGCTGGCTAGCGCGGTGGCGTCGATGCTGGCAGCGGGTGTGCGGAAATCGCTATCTACCGGAAGCAGGGCTTGAGCACTGGAAAGAATCCATTTGCCGAGTCCACGGGTCTTGTAGGGAACGGTCCCGTTGTCGGCCTGCGTTTCGTTGTCGGAGCCAATGATGGACTCGACATCGCGTTTGCACTCAATGGTTTTCTTGGCGATGGCACCGGCCATTTCAGAGGCGAGGCCAGCCACGTCGGACACGTCTTCGGCCATCTCCGTCACCATCGGGGTGCGGCGGATTTTCTGAACGTAGTTTTCGAGGCGTGCGCGGTTCTCGGCGGCGTCTTCGTAGGTGGAGACATCGGCACCGTCCACGACACCATCGGTGTTGGGAGCGGCATAGCTGTCGGCCTGCCAGCCCATTTTGGTATTCGTGGGTTTCTTCCCTTTCGGGAGGGCGGAGAGCATCGGATAATCCTTTGCGTCAATGTTGTAGATGGCGTCGGCGAGGTCTTCGCGTTTGCCGACTTGGCTGCGTTCAAAAGTGGCGGGCATGGTCGTGATCCTTTCGGAATGATTTGGGGTGTGGTTTCAGTGCATGGCCCTGTGGCCGGGTGTGGTTTCACCGCCTGAGTTCCGTCCTCGAATGGCGTCCCGTTTAGGCTCCGTTTGCGCCGATGAGTGCCATGCTTTTCTGGGCCAGGCTCATCGCCCAGTCCATATTACCTGCTGCTCTCGGTGCGTTGCGTTCCTCACGGGCCGCTGGCCTGCGCGTGGGAGACGGTGGCAACGGCGTGGCCTGGGGCTTCGATCTGCCTGCGGTGCCTGGCACCTCTGGCTTGCGGATTTCGTATGCACCGGATTCGATCAAGCTCGCCACCGCCAGCCGCCCCAACAACAAAGCGCGGGCAGGGGATGTTTTGATTTCCGGGTATTCGTTCTCGATGGCTTGCACCAGCGCTTGACGCGGGCTGTCGGCATTGAACACAAAGGAATATTTCACCTTGGCCTCCGCCGTCGCCTGAGTCGTGCGCAGCTCGCGTGCCTTCAGCGTCTCGCGCACCTTGCCGGATTGCTTGAGCTGTTTTTGCACGCCTCGCCGGTATTCACGCACCTGCTGGGGGGTGTATTCCACCTCTTCGCCCGCTGCGTTCTTACCGATGTAGCCGTCTTCCGCATGATCTTCAGCCCACTCCAGAGCGCTTTCCAGATTGCCGTCCAGCGTGTCCAGGTCGGACACTGATTTGACGCTTTCAAAGCCCGCTGGCATGCCGTGGTTCACGGTGCCTGCGTTCTTCATCTGCGTTTCGATCTCCTGAATCTTGGCCAGCTTCTCTTCGAGTTCGGCCTTCAGTTTCCTGTTGGCTTCCCGCGTTTTGAAATTGTCCTTCTCCAGTGCCTTGAGCTTCTTGGTCTGCTCCTTTGTGGCCTCGCCGCTTTCACCGTCTTCCTCGCCCTCCGCGTCCTCGGATTCATCCGTCACGTCAGAGTCCGCGTCCTCGTCATCGGGCAGGATGGATTTTGATTCGGGCGTGTCGCCGTCCTCGTCCTCACTGCTTTCTGTCGTCTCAGCATCCTCGTCCGCATCGTCGTCATCGTCGGGCCGGGTGGCCTTCGGTTTCGGTTTGGCGGTCTGCAAAGCGCCGGCGGATTTCTCCCGCCTCTGCTCCGGCACGCCCGGCACTTCCTGATTCTGTTGTTGCGCTTTAACGTGTGCCGCAACCGTGTCGCGGGCCAGCACATCAGCGAAACTCAAACCGAAGGGTGTCGTCGTATCCTTGGCACCAGCATCGGCGGTGCCCTCCCCGTGAGCGCTTGCGGAAGCACTCTCCACCACGCCAGACGGCGCAGCAGTATTTAGACCCGCAGATGAATTGGATTTTGCCATAAAGTGCGCAGCCCTGCCACGCACTCGCACCCTGCCACAAACGCCCGCATCTCGGCAATCCCCCGCGCCCACAGTCACCAAGCATCACCAAGAACCACCAACGATCACCAAGAAACAGGCACAAAAAAGCCCGCTTATTAGCGGGCTTTCAAAGTAGCATGGGCGTCCCGCCCGTGTCAGTCCATCTCAAAACGGAATGTCATCATCCGCCATCCCTTCCTGCATCTGCTGCTGTTTCACCTCCGGCGCTTTCGGCTTTGCCTCCTTCGCTTTTACGCTGAAACTCCAAAACTTCTTGCTGCTCGTCTTGGCCTGCTTCCGCCAGCCGCTCAGCCAGTAATCCGCACCGTTGACGTTGATGCTACCCTTGCCATCCGGCCAGTTCGGATTCGCGCCCTCGATCAACTCGCGCATGCTGTCATCGGTGTATTTCTCCCGGTTCACAAACAGCGTGCCGGAATTGGTGTTGTCAAAGTCACTCATAGGTTTGTTGATGGTTCACTCCGCTGGCTTCTCCGGTGGCGTGGGCCGTGTCATCTCGATGATCTCCGCCCGCAGTTCCTTCAGCGTGCGCCGTGCTCCGCAGGCTTCATCCCGCAACCGTGTTTCCACGCCTCGCGCATCGGCATCGCTGCCAGCCTCGGCGATGTAGCACTCCACCAGGCTCATCACGGCGCGGATCTCGAACCGCTCCCGCGTGTCCGACAATGCCGCCCGGATTTCCCCCTCACTCATCGCCCCCGTTTCCAGACACGTCTCAATCAAAAACAGCGGTTTCTTCTTCTTGGTCATATTCTTTCTGATTCTAAAACCACCGCCAACAACGGCAAACGATTGCCAACCATCGCCAACTTCTTCACTGCTGTTCCCCCATCACCGGCTTCCATCCCGTGCGTCCGGTCTGCGCATTCTCCGTGCGCTGCTGAATGCTGAACTGGAACGCCTGCACGCGGGCATTGAGCATGTCCGTGAACGGCCCGCCCTGCTGATAAGCGGCATTCACACTCGGATTGGTCTGCATCTGTTCCTCAATCGCGGCCAGCCGTGTGGTCGCGTCCATGTCTTCCGTGACTCGTGGCTCAATGCCATTCAGCATCATGGACAGTGCGCCCTTCTCTTCCTCGGCCTGCTGCGTGTTCCGCTCGGACAGGCTACCCGTAACCAGATCCGCCAAGCCAGGGTCAATGTTGTTGAGCAGCCACGACACAATCGGCACCGTGGGCACCTGCCCCGCCACGCCGGGAATGCTGAACGCATCCTTCAACGCACTCCAGCGCTTCTCCAAATACTCCATGTCCAGACTCTTCACATCGAACTCCAGCACAAAATCAAAGCTGCCGGCGATCTCGTCGCGTGTGACCTGATACGGCATCGGCCCGTTGCCCATGACGCGGGACACATACAGCGGTTCCATGAACTGCTGATCCATGCCAAGGATGCGCAGCAGGATTTCCCGCTCTTCCATGAGCGCATTCGTCACCGTCCATTGCTGGTGCATTTGCAGCTTGGCCAGGGGCACTTCCTCATGGTAGAGGCCCAGCAGGTTCGCGCCATCGCGGCGAATCGCGCCTTCATCCAGCAGCGTGCCCTGATCCAGCCGGGGAGGCTGCATGTATTCGGCCACGTCACCGCTGGCGATGGTCAGCTTGCTGCCGGGTTCGTAGTCCCAGCGCACGCCACTACCGGCACGGCGCGAGTTGACTTTCACAATCGGATTGGTGGCAAAGCTCGTGCGGTCCATGCTGGCATCCCGCCCGCTCTTGACCAGGCTTTGATGCGTGCCCACCAGTTCCGGCACACCGCGACTCTCAAACAGGCTGCGGGCCGGTTTGAACTCGCGCCTCATCTCGACATAGCACCCGCCTTCAAAGTAGTAATCCACCAGGTCATTCTTGAAAATGAGTTCCTGCCCCTTGCCACGGCGATCCTTGCCCACCAGCGCCGGATGCAGCACGATTTCTTGCGTGGCCGGATAGCCGTCTTCGTCCACCGTTTGCACCGTGATGTGAAGCGCCTCATACACCGTGCGCTCCTTGCTGGCGAGACGCTGCGCCATCGTCATGCGGGCCGGTTCGTTGAACATCCAATGGCTCACTTGCTGCAACGCACGCTCCAGCACGGCGGTATCCACCACGGCAGTCGGCCCCATCGCCAGCATGGCCTTCACCGCGTCTTCATTCCAGCCATCGGTGCGAATCATCGCCCGCAGTTCGGGTTCGCTGTAACGCTCCACTCGCGCCGTCCAGGGGCTTTCGTCAATGCGATACACCCACCAAGGATAAAACACGTCAAAGCCCGGTAGCAGCGCCTTCACGCAGGGCTTGCCGGGTTTGCGATACGGCGCGGCAAACTCCACCGCGCCCATCTTGGCCAGCTCCCGTGCGGCCCGTCGTGCCCGTGCCGTGCTCAGCAGCGGATGCCGCTGGCGGATCATCTCAATCACGCGGTTCAAATCAGCCGCGCCCAGCATTTCTTCCATCAGCACCGCCGCCTGATCGGCGATCATCATGCGCTGCTCCGGTGTCAGCACCTCGCCCTGCGGGTCGGCAGGCAGGCCAGCATCCGCCGCATTCGCCCGCGCCTCGGCCAGCAGTTGATTCGTCAGGTCATCGGTCAAGTCCTGCGTGGTCAGTTTGGCGCGGGCCGTGCCCATGCGCTCTTCCCAGCCAATGTGCATCACGGCATGACCAAAGGTGTGCTTGATCTGCTTGGCAAAGTTGCGCTCCCGCCAGAGTTCATTGCGGAGCCGCTGCCGGGTTTCGTATTTCATCAGCGTCTCGACCCGCTTGCTGGCGGCGGCATCGCTGCTTTCCATGGCAATCACCTGCACCTTGGCAGAATCTGCGGCCAGCATTTCCAGCATCGTCAGCTCATCCACCGCCGCCCCGCTCATGTGGACGCGACTATCCGCACAGCCGTCAAACGGATAGACCTTGCGCCCGTAGTTCTTGGCCCACTTGCGCCCGTCCTCGCTCTGCCCGTCCCACAGACACAGCGCCGTGCGCTCATGCGTTTGCGCGTTCGTGATCCAGTCCCCGATGTCGGTCAGTGCGTTCTGCACTTCATCGACCACCCAAGAAGCGTCCAGGGTTTCGGTGCTTTTGACCACATGCAAATCTTCGTCGGTGTCGTTCATGGTGTTGAGAGGGTTCGTCAAACTCACGCGATGGGACCGGCGGAATCCGCCAGTCCCATCGCCTCAAGCACCATGCGCCGATTGTAACGCGCAATGCCGCACCCACGCAACACAATTCTTGCCGCCGCATACGGCGATCCCGGCAGACACAGCAGCTTCCGCGCCGTGTGCTCCCCCACCCGCGCCCGCCGTCCCAGTTCAATCACTTCGCTCCAGTAAATGAGTTCTGGTTCTGCTTCCACCGCCGCACGCGGCACGGCATGGACACTGATAACGGCAGGCAGGCTTTGGGTCTTTTTGGTTTTCATAATGTGTGATGTTGGTTGAAAAAATTAAATAACCCCGCCGCGCTCCACGGCCCAGGTGCCGCTGACATGCTCTGGGTTCGCATTGAGCAAGTAGCGCAGCACGTCGATGGGGTCTTTCCACGCGCTCTGCGCAGCTCCCGGCACGGCATAGCCGGGGTAGTTTTGCAAGGCACCGATGAGGTTCGTGCAATGCTCCGCAATCCGCACCTTCGGGCCGCGCCCGTGCTGCGGATTCACCTCGCGCCAGCCGGTCTTCTCGTCTATCACCGCCAGCTCGCGGTCCCACATGAGCATACTGTTGATGTTTTGCTCCCCCGGCATGACGCGGCTGCTTCCCGCCTCGCCACCGGCATCCTTGCCCGCTTGCATGAAGAACAGTTCATTGTCATCCATCCATTCGATCATCGTCTTGCCGCCGTCTTGATTCTCGCCCGTGGCGTTCGATGAACGACTGTCCGCAATGCGCCTGCCATAGAGGTCGATCAGCGTGCGTTCAATGGTGCCCTTCTCTTCGGTGATGCCTTGCAGCGCTGCCAGCTTGGCCTCAATGCGGCGGATCTCACTGGCCCTGAAACCGTAGCCGACTGGCCATTGTTTCTGCGCCATGCCCTTCACACCCATGCCGTTCTTGCCGCCTGTCTTCGCCCACTCGCAATCTTCACCCGTGAACATCGCCGCGCCGGTCACGCTCACCACGTCATTCTGCTGCGGGTATTCGTGTGCAATGAAGATGTCACCAGGGAAGAAATGCCCGTGTGCCTTGCCCAGCACGAAGGCCCACAGCATGAACCACGCACGGCCCCCGGTGGCGTTCGGATCACACGCCATCCACCACGTTCCCAAATCGTAAGGTGGCAACCACGCGATAGGCCGCACATGCACCTGAATGTTGAAGTTCGGAAACGGTGAATCCGCCGTGCCTTCCGCAATGCCGTAGCACTTCCACAGCTTCTTGCCTCGCGGACTGCTCATCTCCGCCGCCTTCATGCCTTCCCAGTTCCCACCCAGCGGATTCTGCCAGGCATAGATCCACATGAAGCGCCGAGTCGGCACCGCGCAATGAACGAGGCAGGGCAGCTTCTCACCGCCCACGATGTTCCCCTCTGCATCCCGCCGTGGCAGCAGCGCCTTGTCAGCCTCGATCTCGCGCACCGTCTTGGCCTGATCCATGAAGTAGCGGACGGTTTCAGTGAAGCCATCGCGAAAAGTGTAAGTCACAAACTGCATCGCCACCAGCAGCCGCCCGATGAGTTCCTTCGGAAACCACATCTCGGCATCCTGTTCCTTCTGCGCCAGCAGTTCCTTCCACTTCGGAATCATCTCATGCGTGAACTCCGCCGCCGTGAGCAAGCGATTCTCCACCGCCTCAAGAACCGCCACCGGCACGCTCTCATCCGCCCACGCCGTTGTCGGCCTCGGCCCTTCCAGCTTGCCAATGTCCTGCGCCCACGTTTTGAACCGGCACACCGCGCCCGACATCACCGCACACTCATTGTTCGTGAACCCACCCGCCCGATCATACGCCATTTTCTGATTCGCCATCTTCTTGAGCCGTCCCGTGTCCGTCTTGTATTCGTTCGGTTGCCAAAACCGCACCGCCGCTTCTACGACTTCCGCGCTCTTGTCATCGTCAAAGCTGAACGTCCAGAATGTGCGCTGATGCTCCGGCATGTCCGGTTCGCATTGCTCCATGGCCAGCGTGTAGAACCGTGCAAGTGCCTGCGTCTTGCCAGAGCCATTCGACCCCCCAATCCCCATGGTGCAAGGCACCCCAGGGTTTGCCACGCGCAGCCTGCACGTCTCCCACAGAATGTCATCCCATGAACGGTAAAACCAGCCATGGTTAAACGGGTCTTCCGCTGCTTGCTGAATCTCAAATGCCCGCCTATTGACCGCCGCCATCGCTTCATCTTGACCAAGCGCCATGAGGTATTCCACCGACAACGCCGCCAGCACGCCATGCGGGCGCTGCGTCTCTGCGAGCAGTTCAAAGGCGAGGCGTGTTTCGGATATTTCCATAATAACTCAGAATGCAAGTGGGGTTAATTCAACTGTTCGGGCTATCCGCAGCCGTGGCGTATTCGAGATCGTAGTTGCGTCCAGCAATCAGCGATGTTTTGCCATCATACTCAGGCGCACGCCGTGCTTTGAAGCGAGCGAAGGGCAGATCATACCCGGCATCTTGAGCGCCTCGCCACGCTGCAAACTTTGCTTTTGCCGGGCTGGTTGTGCGGACGATGCCAGTGGCCTCGGGCCAGTCTGCAACGTCCACCCTGAAAGCCCGAACAATGGCACTGCTGCCAACCTTCGGGGCGGATGTAGTCTTGCGTGTTTTCATGAGTCTTTCGCCGCCCCTTCGGTCGGCAGAGTTTGATCGTTCTCCATTTCAATTACCTTCACCGGCTTGAGTTCCGTTTCTTCCTGAACTTCCGTGAGTCTCATCTTTTCCCGTGCCTGCTTCACAAAGTCATCAAAGGTCTTTGCCTTGGCACCGTCCTGCGTGTTCCCGCTGATCCGAGTCGCACCGCCGCTGCTGAGCTGCTTCACGTTGTAAACCGCCGTGAGTGCCATCGCCGCCGCTCCCAGATCCTTCGCGGCCTTGGCCGTGTAAAGAAGCTCTTCAATCTTATCCAGCGCATCCGCCGACAGCAGCGCCGAACGCCTGCGAATGATCTCATCCACTTCACCCGGCTTGAACTCGGCCTTGTCATTGAACAGCGCGATGATGCTATTCCGAGAAATGCCATCCATCCCGCGTGCCCTGCGATGCTCACTCACCAAAGTTTCCAACTTGGATTTATTCGTCAGCCCCAACTCACGCACTAGATACAGCGCAAAGCAGAACCCTTCAGGATCACGCACCCGCCACCGCTCCGCCGTGTGCTCACGCCATTCCTCCCCCGGCTTCACCGGCACCGTCATCCCCAGTTCTGTGGTGGTCGTGTCGCTCATAGCCCAGCCCTCCGCTTCATCGCCGCCCATGCCCGCTGGCTTGTTGTGTCCCGCCTAATAATCTCCGTCACTTGCGACTCACGGGTAATGACCACCACTCGCTGCAAAATACGCCCCGGCACACGCAACGGGTCAACCTCTGCCACTGCCTCAAGCTGCCGCTGGCGCTCCCGCTCCCGTTTCCATCGCGCCTCCGCCATTTTCTTCCCGCGTGCAGACGCTTCTTGGAAACGTCTAAGGTTGAATGAGTTGCTGTGCATAGGCATCTGCTAAATGTTGGATATATGCTCGTTCCCCTGCTTCTTTGCGCTAATGGACTGCACAGGGTTATCCCACCAATAGCCCAGCTTCGTGTCCCATCGCAGCAGCCAGGAAGCCCCTCTTCGATGGATGCGGTAGCCGTCACCATATTGAGACGGTGCATAGCGCCGATTGTAGGCGCTCATGTCACTGCTCCATTGCCCGCCGAATGGGTGGGGAGCTTTTACCCAGACGGCTTTGCCGGAGCCTTTCCACTCGACTGACTCGGAGCCGTTCGGCCATTGGCGCTTCTCTAGCATGGCACCACCTCCTTGCGGCTGTATTCGTGCATGTGTCCATCATCGTGCAGATCATAGCGGATCATCACACGGCGGTCATCAGCGTAGCCGATAGCATCCACGAGGTAGGGCCGTGATTGCCCTGCTACTCCAGCACGCCAGCCGTGGCGCTGACATTCTTCGACGGCATCCAGTGCGGCTTGCTTGCTCCAGAATTTTTTTGGTTTGCTCATGCTGCTATTATGTCGGCATTGCCGATTGTTCGCAAGCTCTATTTTCGGCATTGCCGATTTATTTTTATGGGCTACACTTCTGTCATGCCTTTCTCTGACCAGCTTGCCGATTACACCGCCGCCGACATCATCGTAGCCTTGAACTGTCCTCGCGGCACGGCCTACGATTGGAAGGGCGGCAGGCGCGAGCCTCCAGCGTGGCAACAGCCGCATTGGCTGGCGCTCCTTCAACGCTCCAGACCAACGCAGGGGAACAAGACGGTGATCCCAACAAATGCCAGCCGTGGCAGTGTTGGGGCGAAGCGGAAGCGATGAGGCGGCTGTCATTTGTGGGATACCTCTGCGTTAGGCATCTATCGCGCAGCCACAGCCGCCCCACTCGAATTGGTCGAATGTGCCTTGTGACTGAATCCGTTCGCGCAGCTTCCGCAGCGTGAGCGGGTATTTGTTTCCGTCGCGCTGTTCGCGCAGCACCGCATAGTCTTTTCCGAGCATCTGTCTCATCTCTTCTTCCTTCTGTTCGTGGTGTGCGTATCGGTCTGGCATCATCCGCAGCAGTAGCTCGAAGTGAGCTTGTCCGGCTTTGATGCAGAACCCGCCGCAGTTGTTGTGCGGAAATCCCATTTTGTAGTGTCTTGGCGGTTCGATGCCTTCACGTTTCAGCCAGTCCATCATCTGCGGCTTTGCCGTGTCGAGTGCTTCCGTACTCGCCGCAGACACCTTGCG